GTAATAAATACAAGATATATCGCAATATAGATGATAATATGGTATAATTCTATAATGTATATATAGAAAAAATTGAAAAAAAAAAATTTAGTGTTTATAATTAATAATCTATACAAAGTTCATTTTTTCAAAATGGCAACAAAGAAACATAGAAAAGAACAAAAGAATATAAGAAATGAAGAGTCAAAGAGAAGAAAAGGGGGTAATGTTATTATCGAAGATGCAAGACAAGTATCGGGGTCTAATTCGGGACCAGAAGAGTCTCATGCATATAATTCGGGATCGATAGGTAGTAGTAATTCAGGTTTAGTGAACTATACAAGCACTTTTAGTGCACTTGGTGGTCCAGGAGCATCTGGACTAACATCTGAAATATTTTCAGGAGGACAAGGGGCATATGACTGTGGCGACGACAGTTAAAACAAAAACAGTTAAAAACAGTTAAAACAAAAACATTTAAAACAAAAACATTTAAAAACAAAAAATTAAATGACTATGAAATACATATTTGAAGATAGAATCAAATTTACTGAATATTTATATATTATTAAACAAATCTAAATATTTAGAGTTGTTTAATAATATATAAAATTTATTATGCACTGTTTTCATAGTTTTTTATAAAATGAATTATTTCCTTAATATTGGGTCTTTCTTTTGGATCTATAATTAAACATTTTTTTATTAAATCAATAATAAAAGGGTCAATTGAATCTTTATTAATAATAGATTTAATATCGACACTCTCTATTTTTTTATTACAGTTTAATTTATTTTTTTTAAAAAACTCATTTTTTTTAGGTGATCGTTTAATTACATCTTTTGGAATTGGTCCACATAATTCTTCAATTAAAAACAAATGATGAAAATCTCTACTAAAATCTTTATCTTTATCAGGGTCAAATAATATTCTCCCAGTATATAGTTCATATACTATACAACCAATAGACCAGACATCAATCTTTTCACTATAATATAATCCTAATATAACCTCTGGTGCACGATAATATCTAGTCTGTATTTCTTCATTATCTAATTCTCTAATTTTAACAGTACTACCAAAATCAGTTAATGTAATATGACAATTAGTCAAGACATTCTCATCAATAACAGAAAAATCTTCATTGNGTCCATTGGACGTAGAGCTATCAATCTGTTCAGATTTTGATTCAGAATCAGCTTCATCTCTGTGAGAACTGGAATCAGAATCAGAATCAGAATCAGAATCAGAATCAGAATCAGAGTCTTTATTTAATAAACTCATACTATCTAATATATATTTATGACATTTTCGAAGTATTGATGATTTAATTTTTCTAATTTTTTTTTTATGATTTATATTTTTTATGCTCAATGATTTACTTATCAATATATCTTCTAAATTTTTATCATATATCGTTTTTAAATTTACTTTATTATATTCCTCAATTAATTCACTTACTCTAACCGATATACCACTAACAAGCATATTCTCCGGTTTTAAATCAGTATGACATATTTTTAATTTATTATGCAAGTCATCAGTAGAATATAAAATAGTATTAATACATAATTTTAATAAACGAGCATCTAAACCATTTTTATATTTACCTTCTCGAATTAATGAATATACACTTCCAGCCATCAATGGCAATACCATGCAAATAAACTTTTTTATATCAACAGTTCTTTTCATAACAGTTTTTTTCCCTTTCTTAGTTTTTTTCTTTACTATGTCTTTTTTAATGATCTCAAATCCTTCTACTAAATGAATTAAATTATTATTATTTAATTCTTTTATTCTTCTTAAAATTTTAAGCTCTTCTAAGCCATCTTCATAGTCTTCTGCATTTTGAATTTTAATAGCATAAAATGTATTATCAGTTATTGAATAAGCAGCCCAGACAGATGAGTATGAACCATAACCAATCTTATCTATTAAACAATAACGATTATTTAATACAGACCCTCTAAATTCTTCTCCATTATTGCCATAATATTCATCATCACTTGATAATGAAGCATCACTGTTACAACTACTACTTCTTGACATTTATTAATACATTCTTTTTTATTTCCAAAAATTTACATAAATCAATTTTTTTATATTATTATATATATATAATGGATCCATNTCATAATACAATAGTTAAGATTATATCACATAATGTCACACATGATTGGTATGCTCCTTTTAGGTCGCCATATGAGAATGAAAGTATAGGAACAGGGTTTTTCTTCTTGAAAGGTGGTTATATTTTAACATGTTGTCATGTTGTAGAAGATGCAATTAAATTAGAAATTACAATACCATTAGAGGGTAAAACAAGATATTCTGCGAAAGTAATATCAATGAGTCCAGATTATGATATTGCAGTAATTAAAGCAGAATATAAAAATAATTCTGTTCTTGAATTATTAGATTCAGATTTAGTTAAACAAGGCGAACAAGTTAGAGCAGTTGGTTATCCTCTAGGGCAAGATAAATTAAAATTAAGTCAAGGTATAATAAGTGGTTACCAGAATTATCATTTTCAAACAGATGCGCCAATTAATCCAGGAAATTCAGGAGGTCCTTTAGTTGATGATAATAATAATGTAATAGCAATTAATTCTCAAAAAATATCTGCAGACATGGCAGATAATATTGGATATTCCGTTCCAATAAAATATTTTAATATATTATATGATTCATTTTTACCTGCAGATGAATCTAAACCTGTAATCATTAGACGACCTCAATTATTATGTACATTTTCTACTATTAATAATATTATGAAAGAATATAATAATATAAAAAATGACGGATATCTAATAACTGAAATACATGAAAAATCATGTTTATATAAAGGGGGTTTAAGAATACACGATATTTTAATGGAATTTGATATATTTAAGTTAGATAAATATGGCGAAGTAGATGTACCTTGGAATAATGAAAAGTTTAACATCGATGATATTCTTTATAGATTTAAAATTGGTGATAATATTAAAATAAAATATTTTAATAAAGATGATGGAGAAAAGACAATAACAATTAAATTAGACTATCCGGATTTTGTAATAGAAGATATATATTTAAATTTATTTAAACAACGTATTGATTACGAAATAATATCAGGATTAGTATTTTGTAATTTTAAAAGAAATCATTTATATAAACATCAAATATTACCACAAACGAATTTAAATAGTTCAACGAAACATAAATTATTAGATTATAAAGACAATTACGAAAAAAGATTTGATAGTAAAATAATATTAGTTAGTGTCTTGCCAGGTTCTTATAGCAACTCAAACAATACTATAGATGCTGGTTTATTTCTTGAAACAATAAATGACGAGCATGTATCAAACTTAAATGATTTACGTAAAATTATAAGAAAATATGTAAATACATCCAAATTTATAAAATTATCTTTTAAAACAAATGATCTAGTGGTCCTTACATATGATAATATAAAAGAACAACATAAGCTTTTATGTCAACAATATAACTACCCTAAAACGCCATTATTTGAATTTTTATTAGGTTCATATTCTATAAATTATCAATCTAATAAAAAACCTAAAACGCCTAAAACGCCTAAAACGCCTAAAACGCCAAAATTTTTATTAGGTTCATATTCTATATATTATCAAATAAAAACCTAATAAAAAATATACAAATTAGGTATTAACTACTACTTTTAGTTTAATAAGTTAAAAGAATATAGTTATATATATAAAAATGTATATAATTACACACAACCAAAAAAATAATGACTATATTGCATTAAATTTATGTCAATCATATCAAATAATAGAACATGATATTTTATTAAATGAATTAACAGAAGATACTATTTATTTAGGTATTGATAATATTCAACATCCATCATATATAAATATTTTAAATTTATATAATACAACTTTAAAAGATATACATTATGATTTATATCCTAATAAGCAATTTAGAGAACAAAAGAATAATAAAAAACGACGAGTAAAATTTATATATAACATCATATATGATCTATTAGATCATGATAAATATAATTTAAAATTAGAAATTGATAAATATTTTAATGATAAAATAATTGACGAACAAGAAAAAATAGTCGATAATTCAGATAATGACGAATCAGATAATGACGAATCAGATAATGACGAATCAGATAATGACGAATCAGATAATGACGAATCAGATAATGACGAATCAGANAATGATAATTCAGACAACGAATCAGATAATGACGAATCAGATAATGACGAATCAGATAATGACGAAACAGATAATTCCGAGAACTATGTAGCACTTAAATGGGACGATAAAAATATAAATATTTTATATCCAGACGATTCATTATGTATTTATGATAATAGTAATGGATGTGTATATAATTCAATGTTTATTAATAGTATGATGTTTCTCTTTGGTTTTTCATGTTGTTATTTTTTTCACCACGAACCACTTTAAATGGAGTTTTCGTGTTATTATTTTCTTAATTTGAAATAATTTTAAATATTTAAAGTTTTAATAATATATTCTTATTATTAAAATGAGATTTTACAAAAATGAATTACCGAATATAGATGATCTTATTATTTGTAGAGTTAAAAAAATAGACAATGATGCAATATACGTTAGTTTAGTAGAATATGATAATATTGAAGGAATGATACAGTTAGCAAATGCATCTGTTAGACGAAAAAAAAAAAGTATATGTTTATTAAAAGAAAATAAACAATATACATTGCTTGTTATATCAGTTGATAAAGAGAAAGGCTATATTGATTTGTCAAATAAATTTTTATCAGATGAAGATAAAAATTCTGCGATGGAGAAGTATGATTTATATAAAAAAGTATTAAAAATTTTTAATAATTTTATGTATTCTCAATTTGAGAATAATTATGATGATTCTGATTGGATTAAATATGCAATGAAAACAATATGGACTATCAGTAATAATGATTGTTATACTTATTTATCCGAATTATATTATAATAATTCGGATTTGTTAAGTATTGATCTTACTGAAGAAGAACGAATTAAATTTAAAATGTCTTTAGAAAAGTTTTTTGGTAGTTTTTTGATTTCTACAAAACTAAATTTTATATTAAGGAATCCGAATTACGGAGGAGTTGATAATATAAAACTAATTTTTGATCAAATAAATAATGAATATAAATTAATTACTAAATCAGACACTGTACCATTATATATTATTGAGAATATAGGTACTAATAAAGATGAGAATGAAAATATATTAAATAAAATTAATAATTTATTAGAGAATAAAGCAAATGAATATGATATGATATATTCAAAGAAAGATATAACATCTTCTTTTATTTAGTAATTTGAAGAATTGAAGATATAATTTTGAGTTCTTTTGATGCATATGGTGCATCAATAATTAGATCTTGAATTGTTTCGTCATTGATACAGTCAATAATATTTTGTTTAAATATATTACTTTCTGCAAATTCTTTCACAATCTTAATGATATCATTGTATTTTTCAGTCATACCTCTCTCAAACAAAAAAGTTAATATTTCAACTAATGCGAGTGAAATATCATCTTTAGAATTAAGATAATGCTGAATTGTAACTTTATCTGTCGAATATGATGAAATAATATCAGAAACAGTTAATTCTTCATCAAAAACAGATACTTTCTCGTCAAAAACAGATACTTTCTCGTCAGAAACAGAGAGTTTGGGAGCATCGTCACTTTTTCTCTTCCAAGCACCTTTATTAAAAGATAACATCTTATCTTGTGCAGGTCTATAATTATTAATAAACTCCTTACATTCTAGAAATCTACTTCTTGTAAATAATTCATGTTGTGGATTTCTCTTAATTTCATCAATTAGTCCTTGTTCCAATGCTTCTAGAATTGTTTCTCCTTCTGTATTAATAGAAGTTAAATCTGCATTAGCAGCAAGTAGCATTTTAATACATCCAATAGATCCATTATATGCTGCTTTGAAAATTGCAGAATATGCCATCGTGCCAGATTTAGTATTAACAATCAAATTGCGGTCTGGCACGGCATCCAAAATATATTCTACAAATTTAAGTTTATCAAATAATGCGGATTGAATAAAAATATAAACGGTAATACTCGTTTTAAGCGGGCTATCATTTTTAACATAATTGAATTGTTTAAAAATATCACGTATGTCTACTCCTTTAGAGAAACAATCATCAATAATTTTTTTTGCTTTCCCATTAACAAAATGTACTTTTGTTGGAGAAAGATGAATTGGATTAGCTACTACATTACTTTTTGTGGTATCACGTAGAGTTGTCGTTTTGTGAGTTGCCGTGTTGGTAGTTCCAAAACGGCAGGCTCCAGGAGAAGTTTTAGACTTATTCATCTTAGGTTTGGCCTGGACTTTCCACTCGTTGTCGTTGTCGTTGTCGTTTTTAATTGAGTTCATGACTGTACTCATTTAATATACATAGATAAATAGATACAATGATATTCATTTTTCAATTTTTTATTATTGATCTTTCAAACATATCAAAATTGGTATTATCTGTTATATTAGTTTCTTCATATGTTTGAGCATATGTAGAATATATATAAGGTATAATTTCAATATATGATTCATCTAATAAATATTCATATGGATAAAATACATAATGACATTTTAATATATTAATAGGAAAACTTTTATATAAATATTTTAAATAAATTTTATTATTTTTCATTAAATCTAACATTAAGCTTTTATACGTCGTATTTTCATTAATATATTTTAATATATTAAAATTAACATGATTAATATCAACTTTTGAGTTGAAAAAATTAATTATTTTTTTATTATCATATATATCATATTTTTCATTGTCATCATTAATAATATCTTGTAATAATTCATTTATAACAATATTATAATATGTATTATCAATTGTTTCATGGTATGGAAAAATTTTAATTGTACTTATTTCAAATAAATTACAGAATAATGCAGATATTATTTTTATATCCGCATTTTTTTTTAAATTTAAATGATGCGATGGATAATTTATAATTAAATCGTCTCCTAATTCAATAAATGTATCAATATTATTATTATCATCAAATGATAAAATAAAAAATCCATTTGTTATTTTATAATAATAGAAATCGGAATATAATTCAGTACTATCATAAAAATTAAAATAAAATAATTTTCTCTTTTTACCATACTTAATATAACAACTTTTATTTATATTACAATACATAAAATAAAAAAACTTAATTTTTTCATCTAACGTATTACCCTCTAATTTCATTTCATTTATATTAAATTCCGGAATTGATATAATTTCATATTTTGGTATTTTTATATTATGAATATTTATAACTTCTAATTCATATTTTTTTTTAATATTTCTCAAATATTTTTTTTCAAATAAATAAAAATCAACATCGTCATCTACCGATTTTAATCTGAATTCTACACCTGGTTTTATAATTACTTCTTTCTCTTTATTAAATACACTTTCTGATTCAATAGAAATAAAATATCCTTTAAATTTAGTAGTTAAATTTATTTTTAATAAAATATAACCAAACTCATTATTTTGTGCATTAATATTTGGCTTTCGTGTACAAGACATAAATGAATCATTTATAAAGGTATCGCCTGGTTGATCTAAATTTAAAAAGGAATCATCATTTATATATCTAAATACGATCTTATCTTCATCTAATCTAGGTACTTCTGATATTAAAAGATTCATTTTATTAATATGTTCAATTATCATATTATCATTATATTTCTGATTAATATTTCTCAAATACTTGTTGATAAAGAATGATCCATATAATGAAAAAAAACTAAGTAAATTTTCAGTTTTATGTTTTTTTATTAAATTTTTATGTGTGTATAATATTTTATCTGTAAATAGATATGGTTTTATTTTATGATATATATCTTCTAAATTAATATCATTGATTGGTAAATCTTTAATTTTTAAAATTCCAGTATTTAAGCCTGTATTAATAATAGATGATTTTTTTAGATAAGGTCTAATATCTGCATTTTTAATAAATGCAGGATTTTTAAAATAGCTTATATCTTGGCCAACATCTTTTGAATGATAATATATAAAATTTAAAAATTGAGTTTCTAATAACTCAAAATCAAATAAATGTGTAATATTTATTATTTTTTTATCATATTTATTATTTTCAAAAAAATCTATTAAATTATTATTTAATACTCTCATGTTATTATGTTTTATTGATTTAAATATATAATTTTTATGAATTAAATAAATTTTTTCATCTATTATATCAAACATTGGTAAATATGTATCATCTTTAGATAATTCATATTTAAATTTATCTAAATTTTTTATTTTAGTTTTGATAACAAATTCTCCATTTATAATTTTTTGTTTATCAGTAAATGATATATTTTTTAATATTATATCTTTTTTAGATTCAATATCATATAATTCAAATACCATTTATTATATAATATAATATAATAAATTTTATATTTCACTTTTATTCGTTATCATACGTTATATCTTCTGAATTACAAATACAACTACTATCACTATCACTATTACATTCACTATTACATTCACTATTACATTCAGGAATTGGATCATCATTATTTGTTGATGCACAACTTATAATATTATTATTTTGAGGAGTATCGCAAATATCTTGAGAATATTTATTTCCTTTATTTAGACAAATCCATTTATTATAATAAACAAAATTATAAAAATCACCATCATTACATAAAATGTAATCATTTATTACTATACTTACATTACTAATATTTACAATTTTAACAAATGTACCATTTGTTAATTCACATGTATTATTCTCCTGACTTCTATTATTTGATAATATATAACGACGATTACCACTTCCAGTTAAAAATATTAAACTTTTACAAGGATATATATATTCATTTGCATAACTATTTGTATTTATCATAATATTACTTAATATTATTAATCCATCTATTTCTACTCCATCATCTGATATTATTAATCCATCATTATTTGTTTTTAATTTAATCACATCTGCATTTAGATCTATTTTGCTATTTTCAGTATCAGTTGTAATCATATAATTATTTTTATAATCTTGAGATAATATTACATCATTTGCAACAGATAAATTATGAGATTTTAAATATTCATTAAATATACCAAAATTTGAATTTACTGTATTAGTAAAAATATTAAATCTATTGTCTTCATCTCCAATATTCGAATTATAGTTTTCTGGTAATAATTTATTAAATACACCTTCATCGAAATGTAATTTACCATAGTGAAATGTATTAATACTTTCTAAATTATGTACTTTTAATTCATCAATCACTTCTAATTTCTTTACTACACAAGATGTAGCATCTATATTATTTCCATATATATTTGCTCTATTAACTAAATCTCCTATTTGTGAATTATCATCAATTGGTATTAAACTTTCATAAAACCCTGCTATTTTTTTAAATCTACAATCATTCACATTTAAACTATCCGCATATATATTTGGCCTATTAAACGCATTTCCTATTTGAGAACCTTCATTTGATGGTAATAATATATTAAATTTACCAGTTATATCATTTACATCTAAATGGTCAATATATATATTTACTCGATTTTCATCTGTGCCAATTTGTGAATTCTCATCAATTGGCATTAATTTATTAAATCCTCCATTAATAATACAAGCATCTAGACTATTAATATATATATTTACTCTATTATCGTTCGTACCTATATGTGAATTATTACTTATTGGTATTAATCTATCAAACTCAATCATATCAAAATGACATGCAGTTGATATTATATCTTCACTTATAAACTTATCTATTTTACCTCTACAAGAATATATATTATTACTATTTTCTATATTATTCGAAAATAATATTTTTGTATCTAATATTTTACTATATATCGGTCCTCTGTTATCGTCATTACCTATTTGAGATATTTCATTTTTTGGTAATAAAATATTATATTTACCATCATCTACATCTAAATTTTTAATTTCGACATTATTACTTTCTAATGTATCAATTTTACATGTATCAATTTTACCAGTAAGAGAATATATATGATGACTATTTTCTATATTTGACGAAATCAAAGTCGTTGTATCTATTTTTTTACCATATATTGTTGCTCTGTTATCTTCATTCCCTATTTGAGATATTTCATTTTTTGGTAGTAAATTACCATAAATACTATCATCTACATCTAAATTT